AAGGTCGTGGAGTGCCGGGGTTTAAAGCAGGCAAAATGGTACGGTCAAAAGGTGCAGCTAAAGGCGGCATCAAAATACGTGGCGCAGGTGCAGCAACCAAAGGTTTTATGGCTCGCGGTCCTATGGGGTAAATTATGAATTATACTAGTTTAAAGGCAAATGTTGAGGATATATGTGAACAGACGTTTACAGCGGATCAACACGCCTTGTTTGCACAGCAAGCGGAACAGATGATCTATAACACTGTTGAGTTACCAGCTATGCGTAATGTGGATAGCGGCCCTTTGACTGCTACTAACAAGCATTACACTACGCCAGATGGTTATCTGTACACTTACAGTCTTGCTGTAATTAGCAGTAGCACCACAACTTACCTGTTAAATAAAGACGTTAACTTCTTACGTGATGCTTACCCTGTAAACACTAGTGCAAAATATGGACTACCTAAATTCTATGCTTATCACAGCACAGTAGGGTCTAACGTGCGCTTCTTGCTTGCACCTACTCCAGATCAAAATTACGAGATAGAACACATATATGCAAAATACCCCACATCAATAGTCACCGCTGGAGGCACATATCTGGGCGACAACTTTGATACTGCACTTCTAAACGGCGCACTTATGGAAGCAATTCGTTTTATGAAGGGTGAGGCCGATGTAGTTGCTATGTATGAGAAGCGTTATTTACAAGCTATTACACTACTACAGCGCACTGGAGACGGTAAGTTACGGCAAGACTACTACCGTTCTGGACAGTCTCGTACGCCTGTAACTTAAGGATAAATTATGGCTGTAACTCAAACACTGTGTACGTCATTCAAGATAGCTCTCTTAGATGGAGAGATGGATTTTAGTGGTGATACATCACAGGCATTTAAGATTGCTCTATACACATCTAGCGCAACTTTAGATGCTACTACGACTGCTTATTCTACAAATAACGAAGTAAGCGGTACTGGATATACTGCTGGCGGAAATACCTTAACTATAGCTGCAAATCCGGCAGCTTCAGGCACTACAGTATTTTTAGATTTTGCCGATACGACTTGGAGTTCTTCTTCTATTACCGCTAGAGGAGCATTAATTTACAAGTCTGCAACAGGTAATCCTGCAATAGCAGTGATTGATTTTGGAGAAGATAAGCAGACAAGCTCTGCAGATTTTGTTATTCAGTTTCCAACAGCAGATAAGACAAATGCTTTAATTCGCATAGATTAGTGAGGACTCACAGATGGCAACACAATTTAGTACTTTATTGAAAGTAGCTTTACCCACACAAGGCGAGTTAAGCGGTAGTTGGGGTAATACAGTAAACGAAAATATTACCAAGATGGTAGAGGAAGCCATAGCTGGCACCGCAACTATCAATACTTGGAGTGGTAACTCCGCTACATTGTCCACAGCTAATGGTACGACAGCAGAATCAAGAAACGCCATACTAAACCTTACGGATACAGGTACATCCTTATCTGGCGCAGCTACGGTAATTGTGCCAACGCTTAGTAAAATATTTATAGTAAAGAATGGTACGGCTCAAACAGTAACCGTTAAGACAGCATCAGGAACTGGTGTCGCTATTACAGCGGGTGAAACTGGGTTTGTGTATTGTGATGGCACTAACGTAGTCGAGAGTCTTAACTATGTAGCGGGTGACTTTGGTGTCGGTGGTAATCTTGCTGTAACTGGTAATGCCACAGTGACAGGAACAACCACGTTCAACGGCGGTACAATAACTCTTGGTGACGCAAATACTGACAACATTGTGTTTGGCGGTGAAGTAGATTCAAACATCATTCCAGATGACGATAATACCTATGATTTAGGTAGCTCTTCAAAGCAGTGGAAAGACATATACATCAACGGTTCCGCATATATTGACGGGCTTGCAGAAGACATATTAGTGGCAACTGATAAGAAAGTACTCTTTAGAGATTCTGCACTGTTTATAAATTCTAGCGCTGACGGGCAACTAGACATTGCTGCAGATACAGAAGTGGAGATTACTACTGCACTGCTCGAAATATCCGCTGATGCAACGGTTGGTGACGATCTAACATTAAAATCTGATGCTGCAGTTCTTGGATTTGGCGCAGATACAGACGTAACGTTAACTCACGTTGCCGACACAGGCGTCCTTTTAAATTCAACTCGACAACTGCAGTTTGGAGATAGCGGTACGTACATTCATCAATCAGCCGATGGTGTGCTTGATCTTGTATCCGATACAGAAATAGAAATAAATGCTACGACAATTGACATCAACGGCAACGTAGAAATTAGTGGTGATCTAACTGTATCTGGTGATGACATCACGATGGGAACCAACACTGCTGGTAATTTACTTGTGGCTGACGGTACAAATTTTAATTCCGTAGCAGCAGGCAGTTTGTCTGAGATATCAACTGTAGCGAATGATGATGTGTTTATTGCTGTAGATACGTCGGGTGGTGGGTTAAAGAAAATAACACGTAGCACGCTAGTAGCTGGATTAGCCACATCTTCTGGTATAAGCAATATAGTTGAGGATAGTTCTCCGCAATTGGGGGGCAATTTGGATATGAATGGGGCGGATATCGTCACCACATCCAACGCTACATTAGACTTGGCTCCCAATGGAACAGGCACGGTGGTTGTACGAGGCAACACCAACTCCGGTAGAATAGTATTCAACTGTGAAAGTAACAGTCACGGTCAGACTCTGGCGTCACAACCCCACAGTGCAGCAGTAACAAACATCATGTTACTCCCAGCAGGGGGTAATTCTACTTTAGTATCTTTAATATCTACTGACACGTTAACAAACAAGACACTTACCAGTCCTGTAATTAACACGGGTACTTTTGGCACATCCATTCTACCAGTAAGCGCCGATGGTACAACTCTTGGCTCTGCGTCTAAAGAGTTTTCTGACTTATTCCTTGCTGATGCTGGCACTATACAGTTTGGTAACGATCAAGACGTAACCCTCACTCATGTTGCTGATACAGGCTTGTTACTTAATGCAGCAATGGTAGTTCAATTTCGTGACTCCGCTATCAACATTGGCTCACCTGCTGATGGTGATTTGGATATTAACGCGGATGATGAGATTGAACTTAATTCAACTTTGATTGATATAAACGGTAATGTAGAGATTAGTGGCACTGCAGCGATAACTGGAATTGCAACTTTTACCGATGATATAATAATAGGCGATGGAAAAACTATTGGTTCTGCAAGTGATGTTGATGCGATTACAATCGCGTCTAATGGACAGCTCACCCTTACACAACAGTTAAACGGCACTGCCGCTGATTTTAGTGGTGATGTAGGTGGTGGAAATTTCCAACCAGATGGTGACACTGCGGCTGGTGATGCAGCGGCATTTGGTTACACTGCTGCACTCGGGGCAATAATAACCGGACAAGGCTCAACCAACGATATCACATTAGTTAACGATGCAGATGCTACAGTTCTTAGTATTCCAACTGGCACCACAAATGTAGACATTGTTGGAGTAGCCACAGCAGCTACCTTTGAACCTGATGGTGACACTGCCGCTGGTGACAATGCTGCAATAGGATATACCGCTGGAGAAGGTTTAATTCTTACAGGTCAGGGTAGTACAACTGATGTAACAATCAAAAACGATGCGGATGCTACAGTGGCTTCGATTGCTACAGGCACAACCATATTCAAGATAAACGATGATATTGAAGTGGATGGTAGAGCATTTGGGCATGTCACCACCGACAACGATGGTAGCTTTGACCTTGCTGTTGGCAACGACTTTCAATGCACACCATCAGGCGACTTTACTTTGACCTTTACAAACCCTGCCGCAGGGCAATCTGGCAATGTATTTTTGATTAACTCTGGTGGTCACACCGTGTCAGCCCATGCTTCTGTTGCAATCAACGCTACTGCTCTAACAGCATTGGCAACGGCTGGAACATATCATCTTGCTTACTACTGTAGTGCGGCAAGTGGTAACAATACGATAGCTGTGTCAGCGTCTGGAGCTTTAACCTAATGAGTTTAATTAAAGGCAATCACGCAGGACTAGGAGGAGCAGGTGCGCCGGGTGGTGCGTTAGGTTCGTTTTTCAGTCACACCCTTGACCAGTCTCTGCGATTTAATGGTGGCGATACCCCTAGACTAACAAGAACTTGGGGTGCGGCAGCAACAGACGATACCACTTGGACTGTTTCAATGTGGGTTAAAAGGGCTAGTCAAGACGGGGGTAATTGGCACACTTTGTTTGCAGAAGAAAGTGAGGCGTGGACTGTTTGTGCATTTTACAATGACACTCTTTACATTCAGATAAACGCTGGTGGTGCAGGCCACTATATTCAAACAAACAGATTGTTCAGGGATTTTTCATCTTGGTATCACATAGTCGTTGCATTTGATGAAGATAATGGCACAGCAACGCATCGTCTGAGATTGTATATTAACGGCACTGAAGAAACATCTTTTGCTACAGACCAACGAGGTAGCATCAGCAGTAGCAGCAATTCAAACTGGAATACGAATGGTAAATCATGTGCTATTGGTGCAAGAAGTGCCAGCAGCAATAGTTTAAACTTTGATGGCTACATGGCTGAGTTTCACAATATTGATGGTCAGCAGTTAACCCCAAGTTCATTTGGCGAAACTAAAGGTGGAGTGTGGATTCCAAAAGCCTATTCAGGTTCACATGGGGATAATGGTTTTTATCTTCCCTTCGATGATTCAAGCGCAATTGGTGACGATGAAAGCGCAAATACAAATGATTGGACTGTTACTAACCTAGCCGCACACGATGTCGTGCCAGACAGCCCGACTACAAACTTTGCTACAATGAATCCTTTAATGGTTGGTGGAGCCAATACGCAAGTACATGCAAGTGCTGCTTATGCGGAAGGCAATTTAAAAGTTTTGGCTGGTGGGTATTCTACATCTACTATAGGTGGCGGTTTTAGCTCAATGGCTATCCCATCAGATAAAAAAATATATGTGGAAGTTTGTGAAACAAACTCAACTGAATTTGGTGCTGGAGTACTTATACAAAACCACGTTCAAAACAGCACTCAACTCGTAGGCAATGGTTCTGTAGCTTATTATAATCGCAGTGTATATCGTAATGGCGTTGAAACAGATTATGGTTCAAGTGCAGGGGCAGGTGGTCTAGGTGTTGCAAGGCTTGCGGCAGGAGATGTCTTAGGTATTGCAATTGATGGTGCAACAGGTAAAGTTTGGTTTCACAGAAACGGCACATATTTTAAATCACCTAGTACAAACAACTCTGGAACTACAGGCAATCCATCTGCTGGTTCTAATGAGATAGGAACTGTTACTAATACAATAGCGATTAATCCATCAGGTAATTTGTTTTTCTTTCTCACAGGTAACTCTAGCACGGATAATTTATTTATAAACTTTGGTCAAGATTCTACATTTGCAGGAAACAAATCTGCTGGTTCTGAAACAGATGCTAATGGTGAAGGCTTGTTTCAGTATGCAGTGCCAACCGATTATGTTTGTTTGCACTCTGGCAATATGAGCGATCCAGCAATCGGTCCCACACAAAGCAGCCAAGCTGATGACCATTTTAATACTGTGCTGTATACAGGAAATGGCAGCACCCAAAACATTACAGGAGTTGGATTTCAACCAGACTGGACGTGGATAAAAAACCGTGCTGCTACTGATGCTCACGCACTAACAGATAGTGTTCGTGGAGTTACAAAAGAAATACAAACAAATGCTTTGAGTGCTGAAAGTACTAACGCAGATGGTTTGACTGCTTTTGGTGCTGATGGCTTTAGTCTTGGTGACGATGATATATATAATACAAACACTGAAACATACGTTTCGTGGAACTGGAAAGGGGGCGGCAGTGCCTCAACAAATACAGACGGAAGTGGTATTGATTCTAGCGTATCGGCTAATACCGACGCTGGAATAAGCATATTAACATACACAGGGACTGGTAATACCTCTCATACTATTGGGCATGGATTGGGTAAAACACCTGCTTTCGTTATGAGCAAAAGTCGTGACTCAGGTAGTGGAGCATTTTCTTATTGGTTTATTAAGTGGAACGGGCAAACTAGCAACAACAACTTGCTTTTAAATTTTACAGACGCACAAACTAATATAGCAGTGAACTATGCAGGTGGCGGCTGGTCAGATTTTGATAGCAGTAACACCACAACTATAGTGCCTAGAATTGGCTATACTGGTTCATCTGTTGATAGCGTTAATAAGTCTGGTGAAGATTATGTAGCGTATGTATTTGCACAAGTTGAAGGATTTAGTGCGATTGGTTCATTTATAGGAAATGGAAATGATAACGGAATATTTGTCTACACAGGATTCAGGCCAGCTTGGCTTTGGATTAAACGTATAGATGCTGCAAATGATTGGCACATGATGGATGATCATAGAAACCCGTTTAATTTAATGGATGGTCTTTTGTTTGCAAATGGTACATATGCAGAAACCTCTGACGCTGCATATGGTCGCGACTTCTTGAGCAATGGATTTAAGATTAGAGGTTCAGAGCCGTATGTGAACGCTAGTGGTGGAACATTTGTTTATATGGCCTTTGCTAATAGCCCATTTAAATTTGCTAATGCCTTTTAGGAGATAATTATGCCGTGGAAATACAATGGGGCAACCCTTAAAGAAGGACGAGAGTTTACTGGTACAGATGGTACGCAGTATTCTAAAGTCTGGATGCGTTATAGCAATAGCGAGAAGTCTGCTATTGGCATCACTTGGGAAGACCCACCAGCATCAGAGGCTGCATTTGATAATAGATTTTATAGTGGTAGACAAAGCGATGGTACACTCATACCTAAAAGCCTAACGGATACATTGTGGGTGGATAGTGATGGGAAGGCTGTTACAGATCCAATAACAGGCGCACAAGGTGTAACACGAGGACTTAAATATATCTGGGTAGCACAAACAAAGCGAACAGCGGCAGATAGGCTTGCAGTAAATGACTGGTACGTTACTCGCAACGCTGAAAAGTCTACAGCCATCCCAAGTTCAGTCACTACGTACAGGGATTCCGTCCGCACTAAATGTGCAGAGATAGAGACAGCGTTGAATGGTGCATCTGATTTAGCGGCGTTTATGGCTTTGTTTGAGAATGAAATGAACTCAGACGGTACAATAAAAACCATTGCTAAGATTAACGACTGGCCTGATGAAATTTAATGGAACCAATAGCAACAGCCATTGCTGCTGTAGCAGCTGCATCAAATGCCATTGCTTTTATAAAGGCGAGAATTAACGATGTTCAATCTGTTGCTGATATTTCACAACAAATCGGTACGCTCTTCGACTGTCAAAAGAAACTTAACGAGGAGCGTAACAAGCAAGCTGGCGTTGGTGATATCAAGTTTCAAAGCAGTATGGATGCAGTTCTTGAAGCCAAGAAATTACAAGAGCAAATGCAAGAAATTAAAACTATGATTAACTTGCGGTTTGGCCCCGACACATGGAACGAAATTGTCAACCATCATAATCAAAAACTCAGGGAGCAAAAAGAAGCACAGAAAGCGGCGCGTAAAGAGGCTGCACGAAGGGCCAAGGAAGTTGAAGAAACGATTAAAACAACGCTACTCGTCGCCGGTATTATCGCAGTTACAATAGCTTTATTTGTTTTCTTGTTTGTAACTGTCGCGCAAGGTAATTCAGAGGAGATTGTGCTATGACTCAAAAGAAGTTACAGAAAGATAGCGCATATTCAGAGTATGACGAAGATGGCGATGGTATAGTATCTGATGAGGAGTTATCACATATTAAAGCCATTAAAGAAACGGAGACACAACTACGCAAAAACTTAGCTCAATTACGTATGGCTAGATATACTTTAATATCAATGGGTGTGTTTACTATCGCTATGTTCTTTGTGCCTATAGAAAGAGTTAATGCGTTATCAGATATAAGTAATTTGTTTTATATTAGTGGCGCAGGCGTGGTCGGTGCGTATATGGGTACAACAGCGTGGATGAATAAGAAATAAAGGTGGTTAAAAATGATTTCTGGCAGAGGTAAAAGACAATTAAAAAAGGTTGTTAAAGGTCTTAGTAAAGCTTCTAAAACACACGCTAAACAGGCTAAGACCCTTAAAAGCATGTTAAAAAATAAAAAGAAAAAGTGAGGAATACATGGAAGCATTATTAATAATTGGCGCATTAGCTTACGGGATGCACCATTACCATCAAGCAGAGGATCAACAAGATCCAACAATAGAGGTTGGTCAAAAAGTTGTTTTTAATGAAGGTTTAGAAGAAATTGATTGGTCTAAAGCAGGTAATTTCAGAATGGTAAGCACTCAGAATGATGTTAAATGGGTTGTAATTACTGATGGTTAAAGAGTTCGTTTTATGGCTACTAAGTTAAGCGAAAACACTGAATTATCTATGCCAATCCGCAATTTGATTGCGATGGTAGTTGGAGCAGCAGTAGCAACATGGGCGTATTTTGGAGTTATTGAAAGATTAAACACTATTGAAAATAAGTTTATTCTTGTAGAAACAGACTTGGGTCAAAACACAGAGTTTCGTATTAAGTGGCCTCGTGGTGAAATGGGTAGTTTGCCAGCCGATTCAGAACAGTTTATGATGATAGAACACCTTGCTAGTGAACTAGAAAAGCTGGCTGAAAATATAGAATCAGGTAACGCCCCCCACGATCAGCAACAAAAGCTGGTGTTAGAGTTCTACGATAGGCGATTGACCAAGATAGAAGACAATATAGAAAAGCTGACGAACAATGATTGAAGTAACATTTGTTTTATTATTGATGATTGGCGATGAAAAGGTGGAATATACGCCGTATGAAAACTTGTCTCAATGCCTGACGGTGCGTCGTAAAATTAAACGTAACACTGGGCATACGATTGACTTTGATAAAAGGTGGGCGTGTAAACAGTTGAAGGTAAAGATTGAGGCAGGCGAGATAATGGAGATTATTGAGCAATGATACAGGCACTTATTGGACCCATAGCTAATCTAGCTGGTTCTTTCATGGAGTCAAAGATAGAGCAAACAAAGGCTAAAGGTAGGGTTGCACAAGCAAAGGCCGAAGCCGAGGCTGAAGTTATGAAAGTCGCAGCTACTCACGAAGCTGGCTGGGAAAAGATAATGGCACAGTCATCTGACAACAGTTGGAAGGACGAGGCGTGGACGATTCTATTCATTGTTATAATTGCCATGTGCTTTATTCCGTTTACTCAACCGTATGTCGAAGATGGCTTTGCGGCTCTTTCTCGTACACCAGAGTGGTTCCAGTGGGCGATGTACGCCTCAATCGGTGCGAGCTTCGGAATACGCGGAATAAAAGGATTTAAGAAATGAACAAAGATAAATTACGCGAGGAAATCGCAGAGGATGAGGGTTGCAAGTACGAGGTGTATTTAGATCATCTTGGACTCCCAACCTGTGGTATAGGCCACCTCATCACAGAAAGTGACGAAGAACACAGCAAACCTGTTGGCACAGTCGTGGAACAGGAGCGAGTAAAGCAGTTGTTTGCTCTTGATATGATGGTAACTATTGATGAGTGCAAAGTATTGTATCCGGATTTCGATGACCTGCCCGAAGAGTGTCAGCACATCGTTGCAAATATGATGTTCAATATGGGCCGCCCTAGACTCAGTAAATTCAAAGGTATGAAATCTGGTGTAGATGCTAGAGATTGGAATAAAGCCGCAGATGAGATGGTTGATTCCAAATGGTATACTCAGGTGCCAAATCGTGCTAGACGTTTAGTAGATAGAATGAGAGCATTAGCGGAGGATTGAATCGTGCCACTGCAAAAAGTGTCGTTAAAACCCGGTATAAATCGTGAAGGGACTCGTTATTCTACTGAAGGTGGGTATTATGACGGAGATAAGATAAGGTTTAGACAGGGACTACCAGAAAAAATAGGTGGTTGGTTACGTATATCTGCATCTACTTTTGAAGGTGTAGCTAGATCATTACACAACTGGGTAACTTTAGGCGATCAAAACTTAATAGGTATAGGCACACACCTTAAGTTCTATATAGAGAACGTGGGTAATTATAACGATATAACACCTCTGCGCAGCACTGTATCACTATCAAACCCTTTCACTACAACTTCTGGCTCTGCAGTAATCACTGTAACTGATGCTAATGGTGGGTATAAAAACGGTGATTATGTTACATTTAGTAACGCCTCCGCTGTAGGTGGTCTAACCATAGATGGTGAGTTTGTTGTTGGCCTTACAACTGTATCTGCTGCAAACACATACACCATAACAGCTGCATCCAATGCTACCTCTAGCGCAACCGGTGGGGGGACAGTATCTGCAGCCTACCAGATAAATGTTGGTAACGCTTTTGCCACACCAATCACAGGTTGGGGTGCTGGCACTTGGGGGCAGGGTGCTTGGGGTATTGGTGTGTCATCTACATCAGCAATTCGTTTTTGGTCGCAATCAAATTTCGGCGAAGATCTTATACTAGGACACAGGGGTGGTGGTTTATTTTATTGGGATGCTACAAACGGCGTAGAAACTCGCGCAGTGTTAGTGTCCAGCCGTAGCGGTGCTTCTGATGTGCCTACTATACAAAATTTAATATTAGTGTCTGACATAAGCAGATTTGTATTTTGTTTTGGTACAAATGAGATAGGAAGCACTACGTTAGATCCAACATTACTCCGATGGTCTGATCAGGAAAATGCAGAAAATTGGACTCCATCTGCTACAAATCAAGCTGGTAGCTTACGACTATCAAGAGGTACAGAGATTGTAGCTGCATCTCAAGCGCGTCAAGAAGTTCTAGTGTGGACTGACTCTTCTTTATATTCATTACAATATGTTGGCGCACCTACTGTATGGACAGCTAACGTCGTTGGAGAGAATATATCTATCTCGTCTCAAAATGCTGTGGCGTATGCAAACGGTATTGCCTACTGGATGGGTAAGGATAAGTTTTACAAATACGATGGTCGTACTGCACCACTAAAATGTGATGTTCGTAGGTATATATTTAATGATTTTAACACGGAACAATACTCACAAGTATTTTCAGGAACTAACGAATCGTTCCATGAAGTATGGTGGTTCTACTGTTCAGACGGTGAAACAAACATAGATAAATATGTAATATACAACTACTTAGAAGACATATGGTATTACGGAACTTTAGCCAGAACCGCGTGGCTTGACTCTGGGTTACGTGATAACCCGTTAGCAGCAACTTACGACAACAATTTAGTAGATCATGAGAGTGGTATAGACGATAACCAAGGATCAAGCACAGCCGCCATAAGTGCATATATAGAGTCTTCTGAATTTGATTTGGATGATGGACATAAATTTATGCACATAAACAGAATAATACCCGATGTAAGTTTTGATGGCTCTACGGCAACAAGTCCCGTTGTTACCATGACATTAAATCCATTACGTAACTCTGGTTCTGGCATACATTCTACTCCATCTTCGGGCGGGGTAAACAATGCGACTGTAACTCGTACAGCTACATCCCCTGTAGAAGTATTTACAGATCAAATAAATGTAAGGATTCGTGGTAGGCAGATTTCTATGAAACTAGAATCTTCTGCGGAAGGTGTCACATGGCAGTTAGGCGCACCAAGACTCGATATGCGTCCTGATGGGAGACGGTAATGGCTATTGATACTACAAATTATGGAGTAGCTTTCCGCGCTCCAGCATTGCCGTATGCACCTGCTGAGTATAATCAACAGCAGTTTGAGCAGTTTAACAGTGTTTTACGGTTGTATTTTAGTCAGTTAGATACAGCAATACGTAACGCCACTGTGTCTGATAGGGCGGAAGCAGTAGGGTGGTTTTTAAGCTAATGCCAAACGTATATACAAATGCAAAAAAAGATCTGACTACCACCAGCGCTACTACGCTATATACTGCGGCTGCACTTACAACAGGCATAGTAAAATCTATTCTTGTGTCAGAAGACTCAGGCAATGCAGATACCATAACAGTGACAATAACGGATGCAGAATCATCTCCTGCTACATTTAGCCTATTTAAAACTAAAGCTGTTAGTGCAAACAATACAGTAGAACTATTGACAGCTCCTCTTGTGGTACAAACTGGTGAAATATTAAAAGTTACTGCAGCCACAGCAAATAGACTACATGTTGTTGCAAGTATACTGGAGATAAGCTAGTGCAGGTGATAGACAGCAATAAACAGCAGTTAGAAACGCACGAAGTCATAACAATGGCTATAGATGAGCAGCGCGGTGACAGCTCCTTACAGGAGAACTTACTTAAATTTACTAGTGAAGCAACTTTGCCGTCTGCAGATGTGACTCAGATAGGAAATACTGTGTTTGTTGGGCATGTGGGTGAAGGTAAGAACAAGACTAAGATGGTAGGTCGTCCTCTAAATGTAGACACCGCCAGAAACTATGCAAATAACATGGTCAAATACTATGCGTATTTGCAAGACAAAGGCATGACTCACTGGAACGCTACTTTTACCGGCGATGAGTTGGTGCCACTAGTTCGCATAGTGCAAAAAAAGCTAGTGGATACAGACACTAAACTATATTTAGGACAATACGAAGATAGTGATGACTATGGTGTATTTACTAGGATAGGTAAAGAGTCTTTAGAAGGTTTAGTCGCATGAGCGCAATAGTAAAACCCGTCCGAAGAGCAGCGAAAAGCGTAGCTAAAGCTGTTACTGCGCCTATTAAATGGGTTGGTGATGTCGTTGAAGACGTAGGCGAGTGGGCTGTTGAAGCAATTGATGATGTAATTGTTGAACCTCTCGAAGACGCATATAAAGCTATTGAAGAAGACCCAATAAGGCAAATTGCGTATATAGCAGCAGCAGCGTCAGGGCAGGCGTGGGCTTTACCTCTGGTAGCTGGAGCAGACACGGCCATTCAGGGTGGTGACATTGGAGATGTTCTTGAAGCGTCTGCTAAAGCTTATGTGATGGGAGAAGTATCGGCAGGTATAGGTAAGGCGGTAGACGCACAGTTTGCACCAGCAGCTGCACCTACAGCAAGTTCAACCGCAGCAAGCGCGTCTAGTGTGAATCCTGCATTTGGAGTTACAGCTAGAAAAGTAGCTACACAAGCTACTAGTGATATTGCTGGGGACGTTGTTCAAGATGCAGTAACTAGTCAGATTGAACAGATAACAAAACAAATAACCAAAAATTTTGTACAAAACACCTTAACAAATATGTTTTTTCCTGATGATGATGTACCAGAAAAATTAAAAGACGACGTTGAAAATTTGATGGGTACAGAGCAAGACGCTCAGTACTATGGAGATCCAGAAGAACGTCCTGTGGTTATGGATGATCGACTTAACCAAAGTGTTGAAGGGGTTAATGAAAGTTATAAAAATGCGCAGGCTAAAGCTGATGAACTAGATCAGTTAAACTCTGACTACAGAGAGAAAGCAAGTGAGTACAACAAATATGCTGACACTTTAGATGAAAAAATAACAACTCAGAATGATTTAAAAGCTGAAGTAGATAACCTACAAGAAACACTTAAAAACACAACAGAACAGGATGCATATGCAACTGCTGTAGACAACTACAATACAAAAGTGCGTGAGTATAACGAATCTGTAAAAGACGCACAGTCCTACTACGATGAAAATTTTGCAGAGGATGCATCCGCTACTAATTTAAGGACAGAATTAGAAAGTGATTTTGGAAAAATACAAACAGCTTCTAATGAATATCAAGAACTAAAAGGTGATTTGATAGCTAAAGGTGATGAATTAGGAGTAAATGTAGAAAAAGTAGCTAACGATGTAGAAAACAAATTTGTAAACACGTTAACAGATAATCAATTCAACACGGAAGAATACAAACAAGTTAATAAACTTGGTGATGTAACTGACTCCGAAGCCAGAAGACACTTCTTAAAAGAAGGTAGGTTAGAAGATTTACCTGTAAACCAAACACAATACACAGAACAATATGTTGCTGCTGAAAATGCGTCATTTACTAACACAATAGAATCTTTAGGGCTAAAACCTGAAGATCTAACACAAGCGCAACAAGATTTTTTGCGAGAAGAAATTGTCAGTTATGAAGGTGGCGATTTAAAAGAAGTAAAAACTATTGCCGAAGGGTCTGAGTCTCTAGCATCTCTAATGAAAGATAAGATAGCTGGCGATGCGATGTTCCAGTCTGACATACAAGGTCAGATTGGCGATATTCTTTCTGAATCCGGTGTTACTCCAAACGAATCAGGAGTCATAAACTACGGCGATCTATCACAAGCAGACAAAGATAAAGTATTTAATATTGCTAAAGACTATTATAGCCCACCAGAACCTACACCGGAGCCTGTAGCTGAATCTGTAGCTGAACCTGCACCAGAGCCTGTAGCTGAACCTGCACCAGAGCCTGTAGC